TCATTTGATTGTAGCTATCGCCGCAAGGATAAGGCAGGCACCTTGCCACGCATTCCGTTGCGCCTTAATTTTCAGGCGCTTCTTTTTTTCCTCGGCTGCGTATCGTTGCAAGGATTCGTTGACAGTCTGCAACGAGCTTTCGGTCCTCAGTAACTGTTCCTTTGACGTAGTTAACTCTTTCCTGAGTGTCATTAACTCTCGTTTCAATTCTATCAGCTGCAGCTGCAGCGTTGTCAATTCCGGATCTTGCTGCGCTAATAGCTGATCCAGCATCTCCAATTTCGCCTCTAACTGTGTCAGCTCCGACTCCGTTATCTGATATGTAATTACCTGTTTTGGATCCGGTGTCTGCGTTTCGGATGCCGCACAGGTAGCCGGCATAAAAAGCAGCAAAAACGCAAGCAACACAGATACTAATAGAGACAATAGCTTTTTTGTATTTGCAGAAAAACGCTGATAATACATCATACATATTACCCCCTCCACCTTGCGGTATACCCGCGTGTGTCAATGTGGATCCAATCACCGTAGTAACCGATGCCTAATTTGTCCTCAAGCCCCCACGCCTCCGCTGCGACGAGGACCGTATCGGCCAGGGCAGTGTCCGTGTCATCCTGTCCACCGATGTGAATGTCCGCTGCGCAGCCCCGCGTATGGTAGCTGTCAGGTACACCCCCACAGCGGGCATTAACATACGCATCACGGTAGCCGCTGTTCCAGCCACGATATGTCATGTTAACACGCCAATTCAGGTTCCATTCCCGCAGCATATCCAATATCCGGAAAAGATTAGCCGTCCGTTCATCGTCCGTACACAGGTGCCCCGTTTCATCATCCCACGCATAACCATTCTGCGCATGCCCGTAACAGTCCCATTCCGTGACGGACCAATGTTTCGATCTATACATATTCATACCTTCGCTTTCACCTTATCAATCAGTTTTGCCGCGATACTTACATTCGCATCGTTCAGATTCTCGATGCAGGACAAAAGCTCCGTGGCGGCTAAATATCCTATACAAAGCGGCAGAAAAATTCCTGGGTGCTTCATTAAAATAAGCATTCTGTCTACCGCTCCACTTGCCGTAGCCAGCAACAAGTAGATGATCAACTTGCTGGCGAAGCGAGTTTTCATTGTATAAGACCGTATAACACCTGCCCTGTGCGCCGCAGGGATGGCCACTACACACTGCGCCACCCCCGGGGCTTTCACGTTGTAAGCGATAAGATAACTATATGACAGTGATATCCACTTCGTGATCAGGTCAATAATTACCACAAGGACAAACAGCCCCAGCAGCTCCGCATGAAATTGCAATATGCCGAGGACGCTTGCCGCTATTGATTTAATTTGCCACGATTGGACAATCTTTCGTGCGGCGTGCCCGAGCGTTTCCAACAAAGATTCGTAGTCCATTTCCTCTCCTCAAGATTCTATTGTTCCAAAGCCCTTCCACGTCCCAGGCGTTCCCGTGGCAACACATATCCATCCGAGGAAGCCACCGGGGGTCGGTGCGGAGTTCCAGACTATGTCGCCCCTTTTATAATTTCCTTCCGTGGGCACAGAAGATGCATTGTCTGTAGAAAGTCTCCCGTCAGCCGTTAACCAGCGTTCACCATCAAACCATACAGGTCTTTTTTGCCTTCTACGATAGCAGGTATCCCCTAATAGGTAGCCTTCGTACGGATTGATGCTTACTTGATTATCTGATACGAACGGCGTCCACTCGCTATTGTTCATGATTACTTTTGACATATCTTTGAGTATTGTAGATTTTACTGTTCCGTTATTATCTGCTAACCGTATATAGTTATCACGCCATACAAGTCGTTCGAATGTGATGGTAGGAGATCCCGTGTAGCTTATATCAAACACCCCTTGATTTTGCATCACAGCAGTATAGATATGCAGATTTCCTACATACGTTAAATTACGGAACAGGGAAAACGGCGTGTTAGTATTAGTATTCTTTTTTAAGTAGTGATAAGCTCCGGAAAACTTAAATATATTATTTTTAACAAGCAAATAGTTATCAACCGCATCCATATCCGGATTGCAGATAGACATAGCACCATCTACATAGTTGCTCTCATAAGCGTTGTTTCTCCCAAATGTTTCCATTATAGACCCAAAGAAGGTATTATTTTTAACAAGAATATTCTCCCCGCGAACGCATATAGCGTAGTTGTTTCCTGCCACCACATTATTTGTGAACGTACACCCCTCCGCAGGACCGTGTGTTGAAAGAACTCCGTAATCAGATATCGCACTGCGAAATATATTCCCGGAAACTAAAATTCCATGCGAGGGGTAGTCTCCGCTAATATCAACACAATGCCTTGCGTTTTCGCCTCTGTTATTAACAATAGACGATAAGGAATCATCGCTACATCGTAAGCCATATCCTAATCCGTAAATAGTGCTTGTCCCGGGATAGTACGCATACGCTTCGTCAACCTGATTGCCATATAGGGTGCTTTTAACAGACGACATTGATTCGAGACAGGACATGCCACAGCCACAGCCGTAGCAGTCGTGGATTGACGCATCTATACATCCCTTTAAGCCGAAGCCTCTGTATTGCCTTGCGTCAACCGCACAGCCTTCAGGACAGGATATACCAATGTTGCTAATTTCTATCCCTCGTAAGGGTTCTACAAATTCTACGGTCACGTTCTCGCTGTTTGAGAAGTTAGTAAATGCAGGGAAGTTAAGATTAATAGTATTTCCATTAACGCTTTTAACCTCATTTGTTTCTCCTTTTACAGCAGAACCACGATTATCACAAGACCATGGAGACGTATCGAAAGACCCTTTTATATAAGCAAGCATACCCGCTTTAATACCTGCTCCGTTTGCAACGGTCATACTTAAGGCGCTACGTGCGATTGTCCCTGTAAGCTCCGTACTGACTACGGGGTTTGTATTTTCAACAAAAAGTGTCCATTTCACATTTAAATTATTTGCGTCTATAATGAGGTCTGGCGTTGGCCGTAATATAGCCCTGCACTTTCCTGCGCCAGCTACCTTTATGTTTGATGCATTAATACATATCGTATCTGATACTTTGTAGTCACCTTCAGGGAAGTACACTGTGCCTCCAGCCCTTCCGGTGCAATAATCTACTGCAGTTTGAATTGCGACTGTATCATCATGTGTATTATCCCCTTTTGCACCAAATTGTTTTACGTTTGCTCTTGTAGCAACCAGTTCCGCCACTAAATTGTTTTGCAAAAAATGAATACTGCCATTGTCCTCTACATCTTCAGCGGTTTTAGCACGGATTATGTAATTTCCACCGCCGCCATCATTTGCACTGTAATAGCCGGACGTAATCGCTTTTGTCCCCGCAAATACATGGGTATCGGCCTTCATGGCAGCCACGCTGCTATAATTTTTAACAGCTGCCGTCACCGCGATCGCCGCGGATTGTTCAGCCGCAGCCTGCGCTTCCTCCGCCGCCTGTTTCGCCGACGTGGCAAGCGTGGCAGATATCTGTGCAGCCTGCATCGCCACAGCGGGGTCCTCGGTCACTTCAAAGCCCGTACCTTCCTGATTGATCCGGAAAGACTTGCCGGGCTTCAACGGTATTGCCGCATTAAAGTTCGTCGATTCGACACTCGTTTTTAAACTGCGTTCTCCTGCTTCGCGCAGCTGCTGGATCTGCATTTCCATTTCATCTAATTGCTGCTCAATATTTTCCGAAAAGAACGGTCCCTGATTAAACAGCGCTAACAGCTGCTGCAATGGCACTTCCCGCAGCAATGTGATTTTCTGTCCTGTTGTCAGTGCCGGCGCTGTGCTGCCGGGCTTCGGATACACCACGTTGCCGGCATTCACGTCCACCGTGAAGTCCGTCGTTTCCCGGGCGACCCCGTCCTCACCGGTAATATACACGTGGATATACTCCGGGTGGTCGTTGTTCATGGCGAAGGTATACGGAAACACCGTCGTGCTGCCGTTGCCGCTGTATACGTTCTTCGCGTTCTGGTTTTGTATTGTCATCGTATTCACCCCTCCATAAAAAAAGCGCCTGCCCCGTCCGAGGTAAGCGCTTATTTAATTTGTCACTAACATCGTAGCACATAAAAACTGCGTTTTAGTCTTAGACTTTTTTATTTTTTCTTTCGATCAATCCGTTTATCCAGCAACACCGCAAGCAGGTATTGATAGAAAGGCGTGTCAAAGTCCCGGTCGATCCAGTATGCCGTCGTAGCAAAAGCGTCGGATATCGTATGCCCTATCCCGGTAAAGCTGTTCACGGTACGGGCCCCTTCCCGGAACACATCAATCTTGCTTTTTCTATCGCTCATAATCATATCTTCCGTTTTTTGTTTTTGTTCCCACAGTCCATACAGTGGCAGTGGGCGCGATACCGGATATTTCTCGCCCATCATCCTTCCTATTTCATTGCCGGCTATATCTCTTATAATCGGTATGGTACCGAAGAAGTTTTCCCCTACACCCTGCAAGGCTCTTTTCATCATTCCTTTAATGCGGCTGTCTTTTTTATCTTCATTTCCGGTAAGAATATCCATAGCATACTTTTCAAGCCCGTCAAAGATGCCTACCAGAACGACCCACAAGAGCAATTTTTTTAGTACCGGACGGACAATAATTATATTATTATTTTCCATCCCGCGCCGTCTGCCTTCTGCGTATCCGCGATAAAGGGCATTGAATACCACATTAAAGTAACTGTAAAACATCGTAAGCGATTTCGTTAACTCACCGCCTTTTTGAATCGGCGCCAGGTCTTTCATTTCACCGGAACCAAATACTTTCCGGACCGCTTTGTCCCCAGCGGATATCGCCTCCGTTTCTACCCTCTGCCAAAACTCCGCGTTTGTCTCCTTGATGTTATGTTGTGCCCCCATTTCCTGATACACCCGTTCATATTCACTGACCCAAAGTGGAATAGCAAGCGCCAAGTCTGTTGCGGCCAAAAGGTCAAACGCATGAGCTTCCAGGGCTTTTTCTCCCCGGATAGCTGTATCGATCACCTTTCCATATCCGCCGATAAATGTTTTACGAAGGATCTCTCCCGCATCACGATCCATTGTTTCCGCCCGGTGCCGCAAAAATACAGATTTTTGTGAAACAAATTTCCATGTTGCCTTAGGAGTAGCCCATACACGGGGAATCACATCCATAGCACGGGTTGCGCCAATATAATCTACCACAGGGAAGATGTTCAACGAGTTTTGTATCGCAGTCGGCACCCTATATGCCAGGACGGCCAATGTTTGTTTATGGCGGAAAAACTCTGCTTTCTTCTCAAAAGGATTTGTTTTAACTTTATCTGGTGCCCAACAATCCCGCACCCATTGTTGTAGGGCGCTAACTTGCACAATTCCATATCTGTCTTGTAACATTGTCACTATATCTTGAGCATTTAGAATGCGATTTACGTCACGCAAGCTTCTTCGGAAACAAATGTTATGGATCACATCATTAATGTGGCTGTTCAACACAGCAAAGGACAATAGTACCGGCCTGTTTACCGGACCTTGCACGCGCTCTTTCATATGTCCCCTGCGCCGACTCATCGCCGCATTGCCTGCCATTTTCTGTTTCGCAGCATCATCTTGTTTTTGATTCGCCGCCTTAACCGATTTCGCAGGGTCATATTTGATCGGATAGTAGCCCCCTTTCAAGGTATATACCAGCCCATCATTACCTACGATCTGGAAGGGTATGGCGCTCTGTTTTCGTGGCGTCACTCCGGCCATGTCTTCTTCCACTTTTGCAGACTCCGGCCAGTATTTCTCACACAGATCCCAAATTGCTTCCACCATCTGCCAGTCTTTTTGCGTCAAGTTGCCGAGGAACTTTCGCACTTCTTTTTCGGTTATGCCAAAACCGTCCATGATACGCCGGCGGTTGATCTCGGTTCCCCAGTTTAATGCTACGCAGATTGCTCCTTCACGCGTTAAGATTGATGATCCAAAGCGGAATTTCTTTTTACTTCGCATCTCCGATTTTTCCATGTCCGTATAAGGTTCCCAGATAGCTTTTACGATCTGCGCGGCCTCTTCTAACATTATCTTTTCTTTGTTCCACGACTGGTTTACGTTTTCATAAATAAATCTATGCGCCGTAGGCCCCAGTGCCTCAAAGATTTCCTCCGGCTTTGTCAACTGTACCCGTCCTGTTCTAAATAGATTCGCTACCTGCTCTCCATAGCCTGGCGTCCCTGCATTTGTCGGGTCGTCATTTGGTATCACGGGCACCCTGTCCGCAGCTTCTGCTGTAATCTTCTCACAGATATCGGACAGAGCTATTTCGGTCCCGTCGGTGTCTTTAATCGACCGGAATTTGTTAGCATCCAGTCCAATTTTGTACAGCGTATCAAGGACTTCCGTAAACTCTTCGTACTCCTCCATGTTCAATCCGCCAAAGCCATCGTTGTAGACTGTATTGCTCCCCATCGCCGCAACGATATGCCCCGGCAAAGAAACGTTCCCGTCTTCGTCTACGAAAAATGCATCCATATTCGCCGCATAGGCCTGCATTAGCTTGAGTATATCCATCTCTTCCTGTGGTTTATGCGCATCCTGTTTACTAATCCCCAATACATACAAGCCATGATTGAACAAGTAGCGTTCTGCTGCGGGGATGTGATTGTTACGGGAGATTGTTTTTGACCGCGCTTTGAGTTTACCGTTTTTCTTCTGCACCATGTCTTTATTCTTTTGGGCGATAGCCGCATATTCAGCGAATATCCGCTGCCGCAGCTTTGCCTCGTAGGCTTGTTTCCACAGAGCATTTGCGGATTCACGGGGCCCAGAAATCTTACGTTTTTTCTCCAGCAGACTTTCCGTAGTCGTGACTTGTTTTGCACCGTTTAGCTGTGCTTCATTCGAAGCCGATTTTACCGGAACGATCCCCGTTTCTTGCGAACGATACCTTAATTCTGCGTCCAGCGCCCGCTTCATCGCTTCAGCGCTTTCCCTGCCTGCCCGCTTCTCCAGCTGCTGCCATTTCCGGACGTTCGTAGATTCTGCGATCGTCATCCCAGCCATCTTTTCTTCCGCGTACGTCTTGACCATCTGTACATTATCCAGCGTAGCATCTCTGTAGATCTTCACGTTCTCCCGGTTTCGTTTCAGCAGATCCTTAAACCCTTTGACCAACCTTTTCAATTCTTCCCGGTCCTTCGCCTTTTCCATTTTTGCGAGCGCGTCCCGTTCGGCTGCCTCCCAGCGGGCCTGGTACTTCAGCTCCCTGATCCTGTGTTTGAGATTTTTAACCTGATTGGTTTCCTGATCAGTATCCCATTTCTCGCCGGTCGCTTCATACGCCTGCTTCTCAATATCGTCCAGCATTTTTTCAATTTGCGGAGTCAACGCGGCATCCTTACGCAGCTTCTTTTTGATAAACTCTTCCTCAAACGCAAGGTACATACCCCTGTATTTTGCACTGTCCACGGCTTTCTTCGCTTCTTCTTTTATCTGCTCAAGTGGCATACCTTCCGTCAGCTCTTTCATCTGGCTATTCAACCGTTTCTTCAGTGCCTGTTCCAGCGTGCCCTGCTTCTTAATCTGTTTAGCATATTCCGCCTCGGTCATGCCCAGAGCCGTAGCATCCCAGTTATCCCGGATAGCAGGCATGTTTTCCAGCAACAGTTCAATCTTATACAGAGGCTGCTCTTCCAACTCTGCCCGGATATCCTGTTCCATCTGCTCCCTAACAGCATTCAATTCTGCCTTGCGTTCTGCCGTAAGATCCTTCATGGCGATTGCCAGCACCTTTTCTTTTGCGTACTCCACAGCGCTTTCCTGCCAACGTCGGTACATTGCCATGCTGTCCTCTGCCAGGTACTCAAATCCCCCAGCGCGCTCGAACGCATTTAACTCCCGTAGTTTAAATGCGGTCTCCACTTCTTCTTCCGTAGCGACCATACGCCCCATCACGGCTTGCATATCCTCAGACGGTACGCCGCCTAGTTGCAAAAAATCCCTGTAAATCTGTGTCAGCCAGGCCTTAAGTTTACGGAACACTTTTTGTAAGCCCGTTGCGGGCGCATTCCCTGTACGCAAATAGGCTTCCCAGCCGCGGGCGAATTTCTCATGCTGCGCAACCGTAAGTTTTACCTGCTCCTCTTTCCAATTCAACCATTCCTTGACGGTCTCCCAGTCTTTAACAATCTGCTCCGGCGCGTTCGGCATTTCCGCCAGTTCTTTTAAATCCGCGACAAAGATATGCCCTAGCTCATGCGGGAAAGTGGACTCATCGGCAGACTCAAACAATGAGACGACCCGGCGACCGGTTTCTTCAAAAGAGGTAGCACCGTGAACGGTCTTCCCGTTTTGGCGCTGAGAAAAGTTATCGTTGACAATTTTTCTTATTTCGTTTAGACTGTAAGCAGAAAAAGGCGCGTTGCCAGTAAATGAGGCTTGGATATTATCTAAGATGCTCCTGCTGGAGCCGCCTTTTTTTATCCAATTATCAATGTTTATTTCAGAGTCAAAAAATGCGGTATTCATAAATACACGCCCATTCGGCAGGAGTTCATACATAACGCCGGCGCTCCCTTGGGGCGTTTTTATTTTGCACAATAATGGAATACCGTTATTGTGTCCTTTCTTTTTTAGGTCCTGATAAACTGCACTAAAGTTCTCACTATTTTGTTCAAGTGCATCCCATTCTTCTTTTGTAAGATTATGCCGTTGATTAACATGGATCATCGTATCATACGGAACATCGATTTGCGTTCCAGCACTACCAATAAATCGGTAATAGCTTTTACCTTTTTGCTCGGCGTGTATCGTCCCGTTTTTAACCGCCAGCGAAAAATCCGCTAAGCTTTTTGCTTCGCTTTTAATCATGGCTTGGAGAACTTTCATATTAATATTCTCATATACACCACCCATCTGCAGGCCAAAGCGGTCGCGGTAATAATCTAGGGCGGTGTATTTTTTATGCCCGGCTGTACGCATAGCATCTGCATAGCGGTCCGCGTGTCTGGCCAATAGGACAGCACTTATCCGTCCTGCTCGTTTTACTTTGTCATTCGGCGCGGTGTCGGCTACCTCTTTTGCCAGGCTGCGATAGATGTCATACGCCTCTTTGCTGAGCCCGTCCACGATTTCCAACTCCATCGGGTCGATCTTCTGTATACGGTCCTTGATAGCTTCTAAAGCGGCGATATTGCCCTGCAGGTTATCTATGACCGCGGCGTTTTCTTCAAACTGTTCTTCACTGATACGCCCGCGCTGCAGATCCGGATGTTTTGAAAAGTCTTTTCCGGTCAGCGCATCGATGGCAAATTGCCGGTATTCGTCCTGTGTAGGGCGGCGTCCAAAGTCTTTGAGAAAATCACGATACCACTGCGCGTTGTTGCTGCCATAGATAACTTTGGGATCCCTGTCCGTTGTCAAATACGAAACAGCACCTTTTTCCGTAAACTCCCGGATATCTTTTACGATGGGGTCCACCAAATCATCTAATAATTGCTTATAGTGATCATACAACGCCTGCCACCCTTCCATTGGCTTATCCGGCCGTACCATAAGTATCTCCGCGGCGGCATCCCGTTCCACCCCTTCCGCGAAATTCTTCTGAAGGATATTATCCAACGCGTCTTGTCTTTGTGCTTCCAGCCGGCGTTGCTCCTTATCCATAAGCGCATCAAACTCTTCGTATTTTTGCCGGGCTAAATATTGGTTCCTCGCATAGGAATGATCCACGTTTGAAAATGAAATAAAATCATCACCGATTGCAAAATTGTCTTCCATCTGCGCCTGGTAATAGACTTCATAAGGAACCGTAATATCCGCTTTTGTTTCTATCGCAGTCTGTAGTTCTTCATTGCTTAACCCTGCTTTATCTGCCAGAGCCTGCAACGCCTGCTCCCCGCCTTCTTGCTGCAATACCATTTCTGTGTCGATATTTACTTTTTCATAGTTCGTGCCTTGTACCGAATCATGTACCACCTGCGCTGCAATTTCAGGATCCTTTTTAAAAAATTCTTTTACCCCTTCTGTTTCTTTCAATTGACGATGCATAGAGATACCGGTAATATTTTTCAGTTTTTCTTTAAGGTGCAGATCCTGCATTTCTGCTAATGCAGCCGTCCTACGGACCAACCTGATAGAACCGCCGCCGGAAGCAATCGCCCCAAAGCCAATCGAAGCGGGAACAGCAGCAAGCGCATTTTCTACAGCTCCTTCAAAGCTTTGCCCTAAGGTGTAATGCGGAATCGTACCACCTTTGTACGCTGAGACTACATTACTTATCATCCGGTCAGCGAACTCCTGGCTGCCTTCTTCTATCGACTCACTCACCGCGATGGAGCTGGCGCCTTGTAAAATTTGTCGTAATCCCGTCAGCATAGAAGTACTATCTGTCGCGTCAGCAATAACGGAGCGGATACTTTCCGCGGCCATCGTTTTATTACCCTTTAAAACTTTTAAGATCATACCAGCATTGGCAAACTCAATCCCTGTTTCAACGGCAGCAGCTGCTGCTGCGTAGGCCCTTGCCTCTCCGTTCGTTAGTGTTCTTTTACCGTTACTATCTTTATATTGGGAATACTCAACAAAACGCTGTGCCGCGCTTTCTTCCCACATATCAAGAAACCATCCGGCGCGCATACCCAGCGCAAATCCAGTTTTCGCTGCAGCGGCAGCCCCCGCCAAACTCACACCACCGGTAACCGGAGCAGCCAATACTCCGGCACCTACGGCAGCCGCACCCAGCGCAGCACCATACAAACTGCCCCGGCCAAATCCGGTCAGCTGTTGCCGTATCTGTTGTGATGTACCGCCGACCACAGCGGTCAACGGTGCCTCGAATAATCCTGGCATTTCCTTTCCAGCATCTATTTCCTTTTGTATTTCCGCTACTTTTTTATAATCTTCTTCCGTTAAATTCTTCTTTTCCAGCAATCCTTTACGGCCGATATTGGCAATATCATGCTGCAATAAGGCCTTTTCCCAGCCTACTTTTGCGGCCTCCAACAAACTGTGTACCTGCTTTACGTTCTCAATATTATGTAATGCGATAGCCGCTGCTGCATTACTTCCGCTACCCACTACATTGCGTAATCCCGGATAAGCCTCCATAAGCTTATCCAGGGACACCTCATTCTCTCCGGGGGGCATCAGCGCCATCTGTTTCCGCCTGTAATTATATACATCCCGGGCATTGTCAAGATTTTTAGAGTCGGCAAGTATCGCCTCTTCCGGGATCCCTGTTTCAACAGAAATATGTCTTGCTTCTTGTAACACATCTTCTTGGTTAAAGGTGTAACGCTTCCAGATATTTGATTGTTTAAAGGCTTTTTCAGCCCGTTCTGCTTGCTGATTAAATTCTGTTTGTAGTTTTTCTATGTCCGTTTGGCTTCGATCTAAACGAAGCTGCCCACTTGGACTTAACGTACCGCCCGAAGAAAACCCGGCAGGATCTTGCGCCTTAAACTTCTCCGGCATCGGCGTATCAGGGATCGTTGCTTCCGGTGTATATCTGTAATTATCACTCTCATCTGCCACAGGCATCGTATCAGGGTTTATGCCAAAACCGCGCAGCTTTGCTTCTTGCGTCAACTCTTCTATACTCATTATTTGCACCTCGCTCAATTAGTAAACCGGTCTCCAGTTCTTCCAACATTAGGCGCCAACAAATTCTTTAGCCCCTCGGCATCGACAATATGTGTAATGCCATCGTCTTTTAAAACTTCAAACTGATCCGTACCCGGTAATCTTCTTGTTGATATAATATGCGCCGCTGCTAATTCAGCTTTTGTAATATCAACATCAACCGTAGTATTAAAGAATGTTCCAGGTGTTTTGTAACTGCCATAATTTATCTTAGTCATAGATTCATCCAAGAACCCAATAACGTCCTGCAGTGTTGGCTCCGTGCCGCCATTTCGCACGTCGTTTATCCTCTGTATAGCATACCCTTGTGCGCCGTGCCATGTTTCTGCAACCATAGCCTTATCCAGATCAGGATACTTTTCTTTAAAAGAGGCTTCCAATCCGGACCAGTCGAATTTGAAAATACCCGTACCATTTTTCTTTGCATCGTATAACTTTATTAATCTTTCATATTCTGCTTTAGATGGTTTCATACTCACTAGCCAAGCCGCATATTCCGCTTCATTTGCAAATTCTCTGTGCATAAGTGTTTGCACGATACCATGCTCCATTCCCAAAGCCAACCCGCCTTTACTGCCGCCACTTCCAGATTCTGAATCTCCATCCAGTGCCTTATCTCTTCCTACCCGTTGCCCCCACCAGTAGTGCGCCTGATGATATCCCTTTTCTCGCATCTCCGGATCCGAGCCAAAGTTTTTATCTATCAAAGAATAGTAATGCTCCAGATCTGTATCGCCAGAGTCATGCAATGCCATCAGCTTCTGATCTATCGCTTTAAACGCATTAGAAATCTGATAATTACGCATGGTCTTGCTTTGCTGGATCCTCGACAAACAGGTTTGATATAGATCGTCCTTCTCTTCCAGCGTCATGCCTCGACCTTGTGGCCTGGCAAAGCCAATAACACCATAAGCGTCTAACGATATTGCAGCGAATCCGTGGGTCCCTGACTGATACACCTTGCCGGTTTTCGCGTCATACACGCCAACGTGCCCTGCTTTACCATCCTTGTCAGAATCCCAATATACGATATCTCCTGTGCGCAGCTTGCTTCGATCAGTAAAAGCTGTGCCGGCAGATTGTGCGTCCGCATAGTTTGTCGGAGCCCACGTGTTGCCGGGAATACCTCCGGCAGCTTCCAACGCCGCATTAACACCTTTTGTGCAAGTGTTAACACCCCAGTTTTCACCTTTAGCGGCCATGTTGCGCATCCACTGCACCGCTTTTTCACCGTCAAAACCTGTTCCCGCAGCGGTGCCTTCGTAAATCGCTTTCCATAGGCCTTCAATATTATCCCCATATTGACTGACTAATGTCTCGGCCGTGGAGCGTGTCATTGTCCGGAGCCGGCGATCATGAGCTGCTTTCGCAAAATTAGTCAGCACATTCGGATCCAGCACCCGCCCATATCGTTCGATGTAGGTTTCCGCCAAGTCGTTGTTCCCGTCCGCATAAGCCTTATTGATCAAGGCCTGTGCCATACCACCCATCACCGCGCGGACCTTTTGCTTGATCCGGTCCGTACCGTAGTTCTGGTACCGCAGCTCCACCATAGCTATCGCGCGGTTCATCATACCGTCTACCGTACCTTGATTCTGATAGCCGGCCATGGCATCGTTTAGTGTATCCTGTAAGCTGTTTCCCAACTGCGTGTCTGCATTCTTTTCCAGCTCGTTTATCTGGAACTGCGCTACCTGGCTTCGGTGATTGTTATAATCCCGGTTCAGGATATCCTGATAGTTACGCCCTTCGTCTCCGTACGTCAGTATCCGCCCGTATTTTTTCGCGATCTGATTCCGGATCTTCCGTTCCCCTTCTTCAAAACGTTGCAGGGCATTTTCCGCCAGCCCTTCTTTGTCCTGATAGATCTCTTGTTTTAAATCTCCGGTCAGCCGGTTATATTCGTTATCCGCCGCCATGATCTTCGCGGTCCTGTGCTGACGCTCAAAGGCCAGCGCAAGGTTACTCAGCCCTTGCGCGGTCCTCGCGCCCTGTGCGGCCAATGCCTGCGCACCGGAGTTATCATACGTGACCCGGGTTACTTGCGACGCTGGTGCTCCAAGCTGTCCATTTTCTTTATACGCTTCAAAATTCGCCATCGTGGATTACCCCCAGTTATATTTCGTTCCGAAATTATATTTGTTAAACACACCACCCAGGGAAGCATCTCCGCCGGCCGCCGTATCCCAGGCGTTGTTCTGCCATGTAGTATTGCTGAAGCCCATCTTGCCAGTTGCTGCGTTAAACTTTGTATCCCCAAATCCGCCAGCCGCTTGCTTCGCGCTTTGCGCTCCAGCGCTTCCTGCACTATACAGATTGCCGGCAAGCGACAAGGTACCCATGAGCATATGCGTCATGAAGGCCCGTTTTCCGGCCTTGCGATAGTCTCTCGCGTTCTGTTTGTAGATCAGCCCCTGATTATACATATCGTTCGACTGACCGACCATCTCGTCCACTTTCTGCCGGCCGTTATACGCATCCATCGCCAGCTCTTTTGCCTGCGCATACTGCGTATCTGCCAGTGTCATTAAAGCGCTGCCCGTAGCCGTAATACCGGAAGCCCCGATAACGGCTCTTTGTTTAGCGCCGTACTGCGATAGTCGGCGTCGTTTGTTCTCTTCGTTGATCGCGCTGTTCTGCGCCTGTTGCTCTGCATTCTCCTGTTGCTTTTGAGAATTACGCATCGCGATTTCCGCATTCGTCTCCGCTTCCGCAGCTCTTGCGTTCGCCTGCCGACGTTCGGCCTGTCCTTGCAAATACGCCGAGCCTAAGGTGGCTATGATTGTGCCTGCTACCCCCATCACTTCACCTGCTTTCTAAATTCAAAGTAACAATATTTCATCGTCGCTATGCCTCTTGGCTCTGGGGGATACACCGTTGCCCCCATCCATATGAGCCATTTAATCGTTTGTTTGTTATCTTCATTGACCCAGTTGTACAACCGTTCCCAGTCATGTAGCCAGGACTGCATCACTTTTTTAGATTGTTTCGCGGTATAGATTTTATTCTTCTGTGTATCTTCTGTCGTCACAAACCACACCACGCCTTCCGGAACAAACGGGTTCGTTCGGATAATGCCGAACGCGGCCACGGGTACGTTATCAATCCGGCACTCGACCGCTACTTCCGATGTCTGAAGACAATGCTCTAATTCGGCTAAGATGTTAGGTCCTGTCAGTCCGACAATTTCTTTCCTCGTAGACTGTTTAAGATTCTCCGCAATATAGCGCAGATCACCGTGGAACGGTTTTATAAACACGATATTAGCCACCAGGCGTCACCTCCGGAATGATTGATAATATCTTCATCGGCAGCGGATCCTTCTGTTTGATCGTCACATAGATTGTGTCGCTGTAGTTCGCCTGCGGCAGCACGGCATATTTCTTCCCGGTAAACAAGGTGATAGGATCTCCATACCGCTCTGTCGCCCGCCATTTAATCTCGTCCAGCTTGTTTTCCGTGACGCCATACCAACCGCCGCGGGTGTCCTTGAACATGATACACATCTGCTGTATCCGTTTCTTCCGGCTCCCCCATGTGCCATCTCCCGCCTGTAATTCGATTGGCATAGTCTTCAACGTCGTGTCGTACCCAAGGCCTATCTGGATATGACTGAAACTGCGTCCAAACAGGATAGCGCCATCAGCGCCCACCGTCAGTCCTTGAATCACGTTCCCATCGGCTAAAACCTGTACGGCTTTACCGGCGAGCCAGGCAAGACCAGTCAATGTATTCACCGGTTCTCCGGAATAGCTGTACCCTGCATCTACATAAAACTGCGTTTCCGGTTCTGCGTCGGATATTTGTGAAGCCATCAACTCCACATAGTACTTTCCATCACGCAGCACGACCGCCCACAGCTCATCCTCATCTTCTCCGGATATGCTGCAAACATCAATAAACTTGCCTTCTGTCGTATGTCGATGCCAGGCAAATACATCCTGCTCCTTAATGTACGTCATGCCAAGCAGCACGCCATCATCCCGTACACACCAGACAATACTGTTAGGAGTTTGTTGGTACGTAATCGATACAATCTCATGCCCATCGAACAGATGGCTGGCCAGCAGGGATACATCGTCACCGGTGTATTTGTCTACGTCATAGCTGTACGCTAAATCCCGGATAATACTTCCCTGATGCTGCACATAAATCACACGGCTGCCGACAATTACAGGCGCCAGGTCGTTAATGCCGCGATATTCCTGTGCTTTCGCCTGTTGGTTCGAGGGGGTAAACGCAGCCTGCCCGCCACCGACTTTGTACTCCCCACCGGATGTGAGCATCAGCATTTCCGCAAACGTGACAATTGCTTTAATGCCGTTCATCTGCCCGGAGCTGAGAGAACCGATAATCGCGTCATCGTCCACCGTAGGGATGCTTACCCCAAAATTCCAATAGTCTCCTGACTTGCTGGCCCAGTATGTTTGTGGATGAGACTTACTCCCGGCAAACACAAGCCGGTCCTCAAAAAAGCCCACGCAGGCGGGATATCCTTTTGTACGGCTCCATGATTGCAACGAAAAGTCGTTTGTCGCGGTAATCGCTCCAAGTTTTTTTACTACGGTAGCCGTTGCACTGGTACCGCTGGTAACGGCGGTGATCTTAGCCATGCCGTAATAGTCCTGGCTAAAAGTCTGAATCGTAATAAAACCACGTTGCCGTTCGTTCTCGTTGCTTTGCGTCCACACATCGATGTTGAATCCCGTACTTGTGATTCGGTAGCTTACAAGTTCCGTACTCTCGTTCGTTGCAGTGAATTCATAATTTCCTGAACGGGCGCCTTCCTGTGTCCTGACGGCCACCCATGACGCCGTACCGGTATCATATCGTTCCAGCGTGAAAGACCCGTCCCAAAAGCCAAAGCTCTGCACATGGACAGTTCCTTTTGGGGGACATTCAACTGTAAACTGCCCCGGTGCCTTACGCACAGTCCCTTCCGGGTCTGCGGTGTGAGTAGGACAGTCCGGCACGCCTTTGATGTAGCTGCTTTTTACGGTGTGTCCTAATCGGATCAGGCTACCTACCATATCTGCGGCAAAATAGCTCTGCGAAGCCGTAAGCGTAATCGTTCCGGTCGTCGCGCTTGCGGATATCTTCAAATTATCGTTTGTGTTCGGGTCCTCAAACGGCCCGTCCAGAATATCCATCTTATTGATCGACCAGTTTCCCGCCCCATTCCGTACTAATGTGTACGGCGGATAATTTGGATGTGTCAGGAACAGTGTATCCGCAGATTGTACGTATTTTATTTTATCCAGGTCCGCCGCCCCGTAAGGACTTGTAATCGAATACACAGCGCCTTGGTTCGTTACGATTCCCCCATCCGTATAAAACCGGATACGCCCCGGTGTAAATTCGAGGATATAGTGCTGATCTACGTTATACCGGAACGGAAGCAATCGGGCCTTCGCATTATTCGCGGTCTGCTGGACATGATAAAACCCGGGACGGCGCATAACACCGCCATACCGCAGCACTAATGCGTTTTCAATTCTTGCCGCGCCCACATCGTATTTTTGCAGATCAGTCCTCCCCATAAGCGCTGGCGTAAGTTCTCCGGCAGCAAAGGAAGGCTTTAGCTGAAACATACCCATGTCTTACCCCCCTATGCAGTCATCAAGGCCCGTAAACCGCGCCGCCGCTAAATTATAAATGCCGGGGTCCGACACATTCTGTTCGTTCATATCGTCCGCTCCCGCCTCGGCAAAGAGCGCGTTATATGCCTGTAAGCAGCTCTGGGTCAGTCCCATGTTGCCGGTGAGCTTGAACGCGATATCCGCGGCTAATTTCCATGACAGCGCTTCTATAAATTCATCATCCATCAAGGCACAATCTTGTATATCATACACATACTCCGCCCAAATATTCGGCAGGTTACAGTAAATCAACCGGCCTTCAGGGTCACTTGATAACTTGTATTCCGTGTATTGCGGGATGTTTGTAAACGTCTTATTGTAGAGCCGCTTCAAATTAAGGCAGCTTGCAGGATAGCGGTATTTATATCGCCACTCCAAAGCCTCCGGAGAATCTGTGGCTACGAGAGCAAGCTGACTACGACGCAGCGCGAACGTCCAAGGCCACCTGCGCAACGTGGCCTTACGTGCCTGGTCATAGAATCGCCTGCAAAGGCGCGCATCCTCCGAAGGCTCATCGATAAGCTCAATCGCATCGTGCCCAATCCGGGCTAACGCCATATTACAGATAATCACTTTGTCCATACCGATTTCTCCTTATAGGAACGGCGGCACAGGTCATCCCGTACCGCCGTATACATCACTTGCCGGCTGTACCGGCCTTTCTTGTTACTCTTTTCGGTTTATCCACCTTTGCAGCTACCGGTTCCGGCGTGACAATTTCCGGGTCAATGGCTGCCGGAGCACCTGCCGAAGGAAATTCCCTAACAGCTTCCGGCGCATCTGCCGGTTTAGTATCCAGTGCCTCTAAGTGAGGCGGGGCTGCGAACGTATCGGCGAGATCTACAATTTCCCCTTTTTCGTAATAACGCCGATTAAAATAGCAATTGCGAATAACTTTGTATCGCATTACAGTGTCAGCTGCGTTCCGGTACTCATGTACGCAAACAGCTTGCCGCCGACAGGGGAAGTACCGGCATATTTCAAGCGCACATAGCGGTTACCGTGAGAGATAGGCGCATAGAACTGTGCCAGCGTACAGGCTTTAGTCTGTGCCATCGCAGCCGGTACCGTGATAGTCACTTCATCTACCGGTGCAGAAAAATCAAAGGTCGGAGCGCTCTGTACGGTGATAGCAGTCATTTTACCGCTAGTACAAGGAGCTGTCAGTTTCACATCAAAGAACAACGGGTGGATCAGTTTCGTTGCACCGCCCAGATCAATTGACTTAGTGGAAACTACATCTGCAGCCACCGCCTGGTTTTCAGAAAAAATCAATTCCGCATCAATCATTGCCATGGTGATATACCTCCTTAAATCTTGCTTTCCGTATTCAGAATTGCATCGCTGCGCAGGATAGGCACTCCCCAGAAATGGGTCTGTTTCTTTCCGCCGAACTCGTCAATAGTCAGACGCACGTTTGTTTTCTTGCTGGCGCAGATATCCAGATACGTCTTCAAAGCGCGGTTGCCAAAGAAAGCCATCGTGCAGTTATCTGGATTTTCAATCTGGTTATACGCACGGATCATGTTTTCCACAAAAGCATCAGCATTAGTAGCAGTCAGGGCGGTCGTATCGATATTTGCCAGACGAACCACATAGCGAGGATCGCGAATGCACAGGCCCATATCCCAGTTATACTGAGACTGATAACCCCAGTATTTGCCGCCGTTGCTGTCAGTAAGCTGCACGCGGCCATTATCACGATACTTAAAGCCGGCAGAAGTGCCTTCCGGAAAAATACCATACACAGTCTGCTGACCATAGCCGACTAACCACATAGAAGTCAGGTTGTTCCCGGTGCCACCGCAGTCAATGATCTGATCCGCCCAGATGGCATCCTGATTCGCTTTGTCGTAGTAGTAAGCGCTTAGTCCAGTAAAGCCTGCCGGATTCACTTTTTCATCGCCGTAGAAAAAAGTGGTTGCCATTTTCTGGTTCATAGCTTCCTGGTATGCCTGGTTCTCAGACATGCGCCAGGCGTTAGAGTTACCGTTGATCTGCATCAGGCGTTCGTCAATTTCTGCCAGCGCTTCCATCCCGCCACAGGTAAAAGACTGATTCTTGCTGGTGGATTTCCCCGGTTTGGTACCACGGTTGATCATACGCCATGCCACTTCCGGCAATTCCGCACGCACCGCAACCGTTTCCATCTTCTTTTCGTTACAGACCTTAAACGGCATAACGTCCAGGATCCGGTTTGTTTTGCTTTGCAGTTCCACAATCTGCTGCGCCGCCAGTTCGTTGTTGCGGCCAAAGCGTGCCGCCCAATCATGTAAGGTTACACAATCGCTCATTTTACTTCCCTCCGTAAAAATTAATATTTGCTGTTCGGAAACAGCAGATCTTCTGCATTGGATTTACCGCCTACGGACTTGCCGTCCGGAGCGGTATCTTCTTGCAGCAAAGAACCGATGTTTTGCAGGAATCGCTGTACCGCAGGATTATAGGCTACCCCGCTTTCAACCAGCGCCTGCATGCACTCGCCGCCGCCAAAAGTATCGACAGCCAGTTTCGCGTTCCGGAGGTTCTCCGGTTTCGTCAGGCCCTGTTTCGTGCATTCGTTAACCCAGGTATTTTTTGTTTCTTCCGCCTGCTGCTGCATCGCCAGCATCTGCTGACAGTGCATCTCAATCAGGCGGTCTGCCTGGGCCTGCGTCAGTTTCGCTTCGTGAGCGATCTTGGTAAACTGCTGCTGCAATTCATCTTTCAAAACAAGCCCTTCCGGCAGGGTAAACTTGTATGTTTCGGGAACCTCAACCGCTCCACCCTCTGCGTTTGGTTCACCCTCGCCCGCCTCTTTTTTGTCTACGGCATCCGCCGGAAAGTTAAAAGGGTTTTCGGTGCCGCCGGCGGCAGGAGTTGCCGGTTCCGCCGCCGGTGTACCTTCAGGAGCTGGGGTGGCTGAGGCAGGAGGCAGACCCGCCGCCCCGGCGCCATCTGCTTCAAGAAACGGTCCTACGTGATTTTTAAACATCTTCATCTTCCTCACTTTCTGCGGTCTGCCGCGCTAATTCTTCTCGTTCCATTTTGTACAAAAGCCCGTAGCCGTCTTCGCTTCGGTTTCCGCTTTGTATTCGTTTTATGATTTGTACTAACTCATTCGCTACGGACACTCTGCCAGCGCTGTACGAATCTTTGTAGGGTTCACCGGTAAATAGCATCGCCCCGTATCCGGATAGCTTTAGAATGCCGTAAATGACTTCACGCCCATTCTCGGTGTTTAACACTGCTTGCAATTTCATCAGATCCATCAGGCACCTCCAAGCATAGCGTTTATGATGCTGCTATCATTTGTGACCGGTGTCTCCGAGAGCAGCCGTGCCGCTTCCACGCCGTCCCGCAACGGTTTTGCCATTGCGGCTGCCTGTTCCATTTGCTGTTGCTGCGCCTGGGCCTGTGCCCGTTGCTCCCGCAGCTTCTTCACTTCGTCTTCGCCCCGCATCATCTTCTCCGGCGCGCCGTTGATCACCGCGTGCTGGCGTATCACAGCATCCATATCGATATTGTCAACGATTTCCGGAGCGATACCGGCAAGATTACCGGCCAACGCCAGTGTCTTTTCCAGCGCCGGGCTTTCCACCATGCGCTGCGCCTGGGCCAGTAGCGATATAAATTCAACCTTGAGATTTTCCTCTTGACCCTGCAGCTCTTCCGGCACCGGCGGGAACAACCCATTGCGAAGCGCAATCTCAAAGGTTCGTTTCGTCAATGGAATTAGCACCTCATTGTGAAGCTGTTCCAATACCGGAGACAGCATCAACAGCTTTTCTTCGTGCCGTTCCGCCACTTCCCTTGCGGTCATCTGCGGATTATCCTGACTACTAAGCATTACAAACAGATCATTGTAGAATGCGGCGGCGATCTGCTGCTGCTTCAGCTGGATGGTCTGCATCGCGTCTTCCCGGCTGCCCGTCGTTTGATACACCGGACGGATCAGGTTTACCGCGTTATCCGGTACGATCGTTTGCTTGCCAGGCAGCCTGTCTACTTTCCCCACGGACGCCGGCACCAACATGGCGGGGTCTGCCCGTGTTTCCAAAAGCCGCATGTTTAACTTTTCCAGTTTTTGCAACTGCATACAGTTCCCCAGCGCATTGTGCCCCGGTCCTGAACCGTAAATGCCGTTGGCCACAGTCGTCCAGCGCGGCATGATAAACGGCCTTTCGTGATAACCGGCGACCTTCAAGAATCGATCGCTGCTACCGTCCTCGAAATAATAGCTGCGCCAGGGGAAATTCCCTATCGCCAGTCTGCCAGGATCGTACTTCAAGTTCTGCTCAATCAGCATCGTAACCGGGAAATACGCGGTCATATTGTTAGCCTTATAAGCGTTTTTAACCTGTTCGCTACATACGTCAAACCCAAACTCCTGCACCATCTGCCAGGCCGTCAGCTTGAACCGTCGGGCAAAATGACTGACTCTGCCTCGCGCGTCAACATCCCCCGCATATTCCCCACAGGTGTATGGCCGCGCCCATATCGCGTGGTTGTAGTCCTCCAGCAACAACGCTGCCGCAGTACCAAACTGAGAAAGCTCTGCATCGATATTCATCAGCATGTTGTAGATATTTGACTTGGCATAAATGCCCATCATGATATCTTTGCATTCTTCCAACCACAGCTTGACGGTATGATATTCTGCCAGCTCATCGTCCTGCAGTCCCAGCGAGAACCACGGCCGGGAAGGTGATGTAAGCCCTGCATGCAGACCTGCGCCGCACTTCTGACAGGCTTCCATCGGGTACGGCTCTAACAGATAATAGTCCCGCCGCTTCCCGTCGGAGCTCTTGTCCTCTTCATCGAACCGGCCGCGCATCGGATTAATGTATCGGCTTAACAGTTTCCACGTCGGCTCAAACTGCGCCCGGGTCGTCATCATCTGACTAACAATCTGCTTCTTCTTTCGCAGTACTTCGCTGTCCCGCAGCACGTCCTGCATAATCTTAGGCATCTGTGCCATGACTATCACTCACCTAACAATGCTTTTTTCACAGACTGCACGGTATCACTGATCATACCGTTCGTGCGATTCGTATACTGCCTGCCTCTTGCTCTTGCCAAACGGTTTCTGACATCTTGCCGCTGTCCTTCCGTAGCGCCGTCAATCGTAGCAGCGGCAGTAGAACCGGGAGCGGATGTTTTGATTTGCGGGCCACCACCGCCACCACCGCCAAGTCCGTGTAGCTGCGTAATGATCTTAAACATGTTTTTGTCACCTCTCAAAATTTATTTATAACCCGGCAAGCGGGTCATATTCTTCCTCTTCCCCTGCTGCATACTGCAGGTCTTGTTGCCTGACAACTGGCCGTGCAAATGTGAGTACTGCACTATCTGCTAAATCAGGGCTTTTCCCTGTCCGTTCTTTTAATTTTTCTTTGCTTTCCAGGATAATTTTCCCATCACGTGTAAACTTATATTCCACCGTGGACAGCTCGCTTTTAAGCTCGGGTTCCTGTGGTAGTGCCCCGCCTTGTAGCATCCAGTCACGGCATTTAAAATACATTTCCGCTCGGAGGTTAGCGAATCTGTCACTATCCCCGGCTCTTTCGCCAAATGCTACTTCCTGTACTTGCCGGTAATTAAGCTGGTGTAACCGGTCAACCACACCAGCCCCCATGTTTCCAACATCCACAAACACGGCATCTGGATTTTCAGCCTTGATAGCAAGTATGACGCGGTCCACAACTTCCATAACGGACAACCCGTGATAGATCAAAGGAGACTTCATCCATAATCCTTGCCGACAAGTAATAACTGTCCTGTCATCCCCAAAGCGGGCCACATCCACGCCTACGATGACTGGCATACCTGACACATGTTCCGGCAATAATTCTCTTGCGGCGGAAGCAGTCACTAAGTCAATCGGCATAACCACATCGGAGGCACTGGCAGTAAAGTCGCAGAGCAGTTCCTGCCGGATTTCGATATCCGTCATCTCCCGCTTCATCTCTTCCAGTTTTTCCGGTGGCAAGATGTTTGTTTCATCCGCCCGGTAACAGCACGTAAAGTAAGTGGGATCCTTAAGCGCTGCTAAGTACCGTTCGTAAAACTGATTCTGTCCCTTCGGCGTGCCGATAAAATACGCAAATCCGTCTCTGTCTGCCAGGGCCGGCACAATAATTTCACCGTACAGTTCTGCCCGCATCTGAGCGTACTCATCAAGGATCACACCGTCTAAGTACATACCGCGTAGCGCGTCCGGATAGTCAGCGCCCATGACGAATATCCTTGCCCCAGGACTATTTTTATGCTGCGAGGGCAGCTCCACAAAAAGCTTGCTGGCATTTATTTTTCGCCCCGGTATTGGGCTTGTGTAGTAAAGCAAATAATTCCATGCGATTCGCTCCGCCTGGTTGCGAAACGGAGCGATATAAGCGTACTGTGGGGCGCGCAAGCTGTTTTGTACTGCTTTTTTAATCAGTTCATTAATGCAACCAACGGTCTTGCCGAACCTTCGGTGGCAGACCAGCACCGCCCGCTTCTTTTGGTCCATTGCCGGATGTATCACATCCCGCCAGATTTGGCGCGGTGTATACGGGATAATAATTTTAGTCATCCTTGTCTCCGTCCCAGGCCAGCGCTAATGCCCCGCCATCTGCGCCGGTAATCTCTTGTTTCTGCTTGTCCGGCCAGTCTGCCGGCTTGCGGTTGCGCAACCAAAATTCTTGCGCTTTTTCGGAAGCAGGAATTGCGACGGTTTCTTCTGCCATCTCAATCTTTTCCTCTTCGCAGCGCTTTCCCTGATCGTCATAGAAGACACGTTTTACTTTAAACGCCTTAAGCACGGGAATCGTTCTGTCAAAGCAGGATTTGTACAGTGCATTTTCGACCTTACGATCTGGAACATCTTTCCCCTCGCGCGTAGCCTCCGAAAACTCCTGATATTTTTTCTTCCATTCGTAAAACGTAGAAGGTACTATCCCCATGTTCTTCGCAATCTGCTCATCGGAGAGGCCATCCCTGGCCCAGCCCTGTATACGAATTAAGCCCTCTTCCGTCAGCCATTCCTGATACTTTCCCTTCGCCATGCAGCCTCACCGCCTTTCATAATTTGGCATAGTTGGGCTGTGACCATACGGCAGGAGGCGGGCCGGAGATCACAGCCCCGAAGTGGGAACATAAAAAGGAACCGACCCGTTAAGGCCAGTTCCTTTTGTATTACTATACCACAGTTTTTATACAAAAAAGTCTAAGACTTTTTAATTTTTTTTTGAAACACCCCTAATTGTGCCGCCGTCAAAGAAGCATAGGTGAGAAATTCTTCCCGCCAGTTGAAATAGGTACCGCGGGATAAACATAGCAAAATACAGGTAGTTTCCGCACTTTCTTTTAGATAATACCGGTGGTACATCGCCTCACCGATCAGGCGGTCCGCGGGGTATTGATACCATGTATCTTCGATTACCCGCAACCAGGTTTCGGGATCCTCTAATCCCATCACATTTTTTATCGGTTCCAACAATTCAATCGCGGTTCTCGCAGTCGGGTCCGCACTCCCCTCCGCCCTGGCAACACCTTCCCCGTGCAGATCCGCCACAGCCCGCGATATTAAATTCGCTCTGAAAAACAGCCTGTCGAAGAAATTCATTTCTCTACGGGTTAGTACTGCCAACAGGTTCACACCCCTTATTTCAAGATTAACGCTGTCACAATTGAACCGATCAAAAAGGCCCACGCCGCTATGATCATTAAAACCACTACTGTCATGATTCACACTCTCCTATCAGCCTATCAAGATACCACCGCGCTTTCCGCAAGTCTTCAACGCCATTTTTATTCGATAAACTCGCTCAGTGTCATGTTTTTACCCCCTTGTACCGCGCGTCACAATTGCACACATGCATGCCCGCACTGTCTTGATACACGCCTTTCCCGTGACAGTACGGGCAGCTTGGCAAGTAGCGAGGAATATAGCTGCGCCAGATTTTTTGTTGCAGAAAGTTCAACGGCATTTTTATATACTTCTTCTCTGTCCGGCTATCTGTAATCTCCTGGGCATACTTCTCCGCAGCGCATATCAGATCACCCGGAGCTACACCTTGCACGGTCAGCTGCAAAAAGGCAGACTTCACCTCGTTGATACTTCCCTGCTTTCGTGGATAGGCTCCCCAGAACGCGTCCCATGCGTCTTTTGATTTTAATTTATATTTATCCATCCATCCATCCAACGAGGCTGATGGCTTTTCAGGTTCGTTTCCCTGCGCAGCGGATCCTGAAATTTCAACAGCAATATTTCCTGCGGAGGGCAAACTTTGCGAATCGGAGTTATCCACAGGTAAACCAGATTTATCCACAGGTTTGCTTAGTATAGAATTAACTGTAGTAGATTTATGGATGGTATTATTTAACCTAACCTTACCTAACCTAACCTGGGTTGCCAGTTTGTCAACCGTTGGTTGACCATTGGTTTCCACGTTTTCTTTATTTGGTTGACAGTTGGTTTCAATGGCTCTATCACCGGGTTTATCACTACTTTTAGTAGCGATTGACTCTTGATTTTCTTCTGTATTTTTAAGTTTATACGTTCCATCTTTTGTCAATTCTAACATAGCCAATTCTTCTTTATAGATCGTTGGTTTATAACGATCTTTCCGGATGGAATTATTACGCAACCAATAGGCATCCACTACGACACCATTTGGAAACCGGATAATAAATCCATAATCGATAAGCTGATCCAAGTCTTTACTTGTCGCCCCGACCATCCTAGTAGTTGACTTCGCCTTGCCGTTAAAGCCATCATCATCCGCCTCAATACATAGCTGGAAATATAGGCAGCGTACGATTGGAGGAAGGTCTAAAAATGTATCATTGTTAACTACAGATTTTGAAAACATCCTGCGCTCAGCCATGGCAAACACTCCAAATTTTTCTTGTTAAAATAGCATCTGTATCCGTGTTAAGTACGGTTTGATATCATCCACGCTGCGCGCGAGGATATATGGTGCGAACGGCGCGACCCGACGCTGGTAGAGTTTCTGTGCTTCACTTTGTTTTCCGACTGCTGACTTACACTCAATCAGCAGAATTTTTCCTGCTTTATACGCTTCCATATCTGGTCTCCCGGGGCGAACAAAAGGACCAAACTGTGGATTAGACTGAACAAACCATCCGTCAGCCCGCAGCAGGTCTTGTATTTGCTTCTTCACTTTGTTTTCTGGTGTGTCCTTCATAGCCTCACCTCAAAATAATGTCTGTTCCTTCGTTTTGCGTACGCTTTTAATGTTCCCCTTGCAGCTTGTCCAGTGCGGGATAAACCCGATGCCGGCGACCTGCGAGACATCCCCGGAGAGTTCGCACGCTATGACCTTGCCCGCTGGCGTAACGATACGGTTCTTGTTATATTGCCCCTTATAGTACGTTACCGCCCTCGGATCGCACGGCAGGTATTTCCCTGCCGGCGTCCGAATAAATTGTATTTCCGCACCACAGAGTTTACATTTCATTTTTATTGCTTCTCCATTTTCTTTGCTGCCTCAACAATAATATCTGCTAATTTTTGTACGGTCTTTTCCGTGGCACCGCCAAGTTTTTCAATGTTTTCTGTGGTAGCGTACTGAGCAATCAGCATTGTATACGCCGTTTGCTTCGTTGGTATAAAAATACTCAACACGAGACAAACGCAAAACACGGATGTCGCCCATTTAAACATGCGTTTGTTCCCGTCAGTATAAGAACCAAACATGACAAAGGGCGCAATTACAAATGCCACATTTGCCAACCTGTTCACTGTTTCCACTAAATCTAAAAGATAAAATATCCATGGTGAAATAATCTGATTCATAGTTCCTCCTCACACCGCCGTTACCGGCGCGCCTTATTCATGTTTTACCATCTCTGCATCCGTTGCGGGCGTCTCAACACTAAATAATTCGCTGTTGCTCTGTTTTGCAGCCTCAATAGCCGGCGTAGCAGCATTCGCTTCAGTATCAATCACTTCGTCGTCCACTGTACCACTGGCAATATCCTGGGCAATCTTAACTGTCTCTGCATCTGCTTTCTGATAGTCAACAGACATTAACCCCCACTTGCCGATCAGGCGCCGCAGAACCGTTTTACATGCCATGCCGTCATAGTTATCATTCCAGATTGCAGGACGGTTTCCACGGCCTTTCCTGAACTTTTTTTCATGCGCATCAATCTGCTTCACAGACATGTATATCTTTTTTTCAAATCCGTTGATTAAACGAAAGTACCCAAGATACCCGATGACATGCCGTGTTTCTCTTTCGTCCTCGTCTTCGATCCACTCTACCTCCACATCTTCTGTCAGACGATCGAAATGTTTCAGTTCCCCTTCACGCACATCCACCACGTTCAAATTCTGGTAGGCACCGGTCCGGTTAGCCAGCTGGATCATGCCACGATATCCCATGATAAACTGTGCTTCTTTCTTCCCTGTTTTGCTGTTATAGAACGGCACCACATAGGCGAAGCCCAACGATTTATCTATCGGAAGATTGTACGCAGCAGCTTTCAGCGCGCTCTGGATCACAGTAATCGGTGCATTAAAAAATGCTTCTTTCAGGTTAGGATCCTCATTAACCATGCTTACGATACTTCCCATGAAGCTCGGCATACGCTTTCCCAAAAGCTCCTCAAAGCGGCGCCGATATCCATCCGAATCAAGCATTCCTTGCAAGATCGTCCCCACGGTCTGTTTCGCTGCTACGTTCACGCTGTTGTTTGTGTTTCCTACGATTGCTTTACTTCTTACATTTGCCATATTGATTGCCTCCTTAGCCTAAAAACTTCCTTGAAGATTTCCCTACTTTTTTATATTTTTCGTACACGTCAGGCATCTCCGCCTGTAATCGTTTTGTATCGATCGTGACGCGCCCAGCTTGCGTTCTCCACGTCACCCTATGCCCATTGATAGATGCCTCCTCATACTCTCCCATAGCAGACATGATCACTTGTTTTGCCTTTTCTTTTGCCTTGCCTGCAAACTTCTCTGCCTCAGCAAACCGTTTCATGTTTTCATATGCCTGCACAACATCAGGGGATCGCAGATCTAACACTTGTCCATCACGCTTTCCCGGATACATATCGACCAACGTATCGCCGGATGACTTTGTTCCATCCGGTAGCGGAGGCGTTTTACTTTCCACCATCTGCCAAAACCGCTCCGCTGCCTCTATCAGGACTCTAATTTGTGCCTCGTTCCGCTCTATGCATTTCCATCGCGCCTCGTTTCCGCCGATAAGCACTGCGATATACCAGCGCTCGTAACCAGTCACGGCCATGTACCATTGACATTGCAAATAATATGCGTCCGGCACCTCGTCATCCATCCACTTCTTAGCCTGGTCTATACCGGCCGTCTTGATTTCCAAACCGGCCTTTTCGCCGACGACTTCCCTGTCTACACTCGCCAGCATGAAAGGGTGTTCTTCGCTGCGCATCATGCCGCGCCGGAATACCTTCTTGCCCGTCTCTTCCATGAACCAATCCGCAATATTGGATTCGTTCTTCGTCCCCCAGTACACTCGCTGATTCCGTGACAGATCGTCCGGGTCTTTCTGTCCGGTCTTTTCCGCCCATAAAGTCAAAGCGGACTTCCAGGGAGAGACGCCCAGTATAACTGCTGCGTCACTCCCCCCGATACCTGTGTTACGCAGCTGAAGCCAGGCATCCCTATCCTGCATTTGTTCCAACGTCATCACAAGTTTGGCCATCAGCTTGCCTCCCAATCTATCGAATCTTCGCCACGTTCTATGTAATCAATCGAAACATCTACGTCATTGCAATGCGACTCTAATAATTCAAACAAAATATTCAGAGCTTTTTCTTCAGCTTCATCGCCATTATGTGCATCGACTACGATCTCGCCTTCCGCTTTCCACCGAATGATAAATTCGCTTCCATAACTTCTTGCCATAGTTGCCTCCAAAATTGACGGCCCGGAGCTTGTGATAGTGCGTAGTTACTTCTTCGTTCCTGCTGCTGTTGCGCCGAACCGGGCCGTGTGATATACTTTAGTTGTAGAATTTTTTCTGTGCCTCGTCAGAGTTGCCGCTCTGATGGGGCTTTTTTTATTGCGCTTCCGCTCTTGTCCACAGCGGAATTACTAATAATGAGGTGTGATAGCGATAGCGGCAAAAAGCTAATAAAATCAATGGTTTTGCGGACAGCGGATAGACAGGGAATGTGTTAAAAACTGAATACGCACACAAACGGCGTTACCTTAACCCCTTTGGGGGAGAAAGTAACGCCGTTTTTTTATGCCCGCAGGAAAGGAGGTGCAGCCGGAATGTATTTCACAAAGGGCAAGCAGCGGGCGTTTGAATTGCTCATGCAGCAGAAGCCGGGATTTGACCGCTATCAATCCGGTTGTGCCGGAGATGATGAAGATTGCGGCACTTGCCGTTTCTACCGCCCCGGGTGGAAATATGAGTTTTGCGTTTTCAAAGAGTGTCCCTATTGCCCCGGCAAAAGGACGCGGAAAACGCACGCCAGCATGGACAAATAGACGGGCAAAAGCCCTTGTGCCATGCGGCTTTGCAGACGCGAAAACGGCAAAGGGCATATTGCAATACCAAAACAGCCGAAAACGGCTTTCTAATTGTCCACGCATACCAAGAGAGGAAGTGAGGAAATATGGCAGTTTTCAGAGTGGAGCGAAATACGGGATATACCGTTATGAGCAACCACCACTTGCGAAACAAGGAATTGTCCTTAAAGGCAAAGGGCTTGTTGTCGCAAATGCTTTCGCTGCCCGAAGATTGGGATTATACCCTTGCGGGCTTATCCCATATCAACCGGGAGAAGATCGACGCAATCCGCGAAGCGGTAAAGGAACTCGAAAAAGCCGGATATATCGTGCGCAGCCGGGAGCGCGACGAAAAGGGACGCTTGCGGGGCGCAGATTACGTCATATACGAGCAGCCGCAGCCGCGAGAGCCGGAAGCAGCTACCAGCGGCGGACAGCCGCCTATATTGGATTTACCTACATTGGAAAATCCAACATTGGATAATCCAACGTTGGAAAAACCTACGCAGGAAAAACCTACGTTGGAAAATCCAACGCAATTAAATAAAGATATATTAAGTAAAGAACAATCAATTACTGATTTATCAAGTACCGATTCCATTCCTTTCCATTCCCTAAACCCCTTGCCCTTTGCGCATGGCGAAGCGGCTACGCCGCCGGAAAGGAAAAGAACGGAAGCGAAAAGCAATAGCGCAGTAGAGATTTACAGGGAGATTATCAAGGACAATATCGAATACGACCATCTCATTCAAAACTGCAAAATTGACAAAGACCGTTTGGACGAGATTGTTGACCTTATGCTGGAAACCGTCTGCACAGCCCGAAAGACAATCCGTATTGCCGGGGACGACTACCCCGCCGAATTGGTGAAATCCAAGTTTTTGAAGCTGAACAGCAGCCATATTGAGTTTGTTTTGGATTGCATGAGGGAGAACACAACCAAAGTGCGCAACATCAAGCAGTATCTAAAAGCGGTGCTG